CAATACCCCACGATTCAAGTATTTCTTGAAAACGCGGGAACGCAATTAAACGAATTAAATCGTAAGTAGGCTCAACAAAACCAAACGATAAGCCGTCATACTTCAACGCTAATAATGCAATGCGAATAACACCAGCTTGACTTTTACCCGCGCCATAACCTGCAACCATAGCGGGATGAATAGCTGTGCTGAATACAAAATCCTCTTGAGGTTCTGTGAGTTTAATCGTTGTTGTCGTCACGCTTTGCCCTTTCAATGATAAAACGCCTTTCGCTCTTTTCTTCAACCGTTGCATTTAGTGTTGTCGGTAAAACCTTACCAATTAAACCCATAAATGCAATAGGATTTTCTAATGCTTGTTCGGCTAGGTATTTTTGACCGCCAACATCATCTAATGCGCCTAAAATCATATCTTTAAGTGCTTTAGTAGCTTTATTAGGCACGCCTTTTGGTCTGCCTTGTCCAGCATTTGGCGGTTTTCTATTTCCAGTAGTCTTCACTATTTTACTGATTAAACAGCCGCAACAATAACGCCGACAGCTACTTCTTTAGCAACGTTTTGAACATCTTTGTTTTCAGCAACCTTTTCAACGACTTTCACGGTTTCTTTTGTTGCTTTTTCTAATTCATGACCTGCTTTTTTAAACGCTTTTGAAATTTTACTCATTTGATTAACCTTCTGTAATGACGTTTTGAACGCCAATAATAGCAAATATCGCCGACATAATAGCGATAGTGTCTTCAACTTCTAAACCCAAACCAAGTAACGGGAACAATGAACCAACTAGCATCAATAACCCGCGTTGCGTACCTTGCTCTCTTAGCTTAGATGATAACCATTCAAACGATGATTGTTTTTTAGTTGGATAAACAACTAGCCCTTCGATTCGTTCTAATCTATCCAGTAATTGATTTAATGCGTCATCATTCATTAGCCAATTCCAAACATATATTTTCCAATTAGAACGGCGATAATGGTAGCACCAGCCCAAACAATGCGCTCGAAGTTACTAATTGATTGTTTTTGAATCTCAAAATTACTACGCAACTGTGAGACATCTTTTTTTAATTCTTCTGTACAGTGACTGATTCTGTCGATTTCTTTTGATTGCGTTAAAACTTGCTGCTCTAGCTTAATCATAACGCGCATCTCGTCGCTTAAATCGTCAACCTTTTCTTCTATTCGTGCCAGTGACATTGATATATTCGCAAATGTGTCTAATTTTCCGCAGGTTTCTTTTGGTGTAATTGTAACTGGCTTTGCTCGGCGGTCATATCCTTCCTTGATTTCCATTAGGCATACACCCCTGTTTTCATTTGTGTCGCCAATTCCGTTGCACGACCGTGAACCTGTGTCGCCCATCTACTTGCAAGCATACCTTTTGCAGCTAATTCAAAATCACCGTGTTCAACCGCCAATAATGTATTTTTAAATCCTAGTAATCCATTAATGCCCATGTTGTACGCCATATTTACTAAAACCGTTTGGCGTGTTTCGTCCAACGCATCAAACCATTTGAGCTTTTTCGACAAATCAATTTCAATTTGAGAAATAATTAAATTAGTCAGGTGGTCAGAAATTCTCTGCGTGATACCGTTCTTTTTAAATTCTGCGATTTCAAAATCGGAAAGGTGCAGAGGATTCGCATCTAAGTTATAACCACACGCAATTGTCCAATGACCCGATGTGCATAAATAAGCTCTTAATTTTTCGCCTTCATGCCGTTTAATTTGTGCTAATCGTTTTTGATTCATGAAAATACAATCACTATTAAATTTTTATGTTGGCGCGATTATAACCACAATCGCGCCATGTTGTCATTTAGTTTTAGATTCTGCAATGCAATCCACAACATGATGTTTGTCGATTGACTGCTTAACCACTAAGCAATCTTTTAACGCCATACGTTCAACGTTTGCCACATAGTTAATGTGTGGCTGCCCTAACGCGCTAAATGTTGTCACCATCGAAATAATAACTGCAAGTGCCATTTTATTCTCCAATAAAAAACCCGTTGAACCAAACCGCGACCAGACGGAATAATTAAACGGGTTAAAAATTAGATTTTTAAAACTTATAACTCTGGTCGAAGTCAGTTTTAAAAATCCACAAACAAATTATAGCATAATCATAAAAATAATACAGTTGTAATTTTAGCGTTTATAGGTTGGTTGAGTGGGGTGTCTATAGACACACCCAACCCAACCAACCACCAACTTAACGCCGATTTGGTTGGTTGGTTGGTTGGTTTTATATATTTTCCAACTCAACCAACCAGTTATATATGCCATCGAAATCAATATCACCACTAGCCTTTAAAGCCTTTCTGGCATCACATACCTGCTCTTTTAGCTTTTTAGAATCGTCATGTTTAAGCTCTTTTGAGATGTACTCTTTCCATTTCTCTGTTAAGAGTAGTTTTTCGGTTGGGTTGGCTTTTAATGAAACCAACCCACCCAACCCATCGTCATTATCAATTACGTTGCCATCATCAAAAGCCTTTTTCATGGCATTAAGTATTTTTTGACGTATTGAGTTTTCTTTTTTGTCAGCTTCTTTTCCCTTGCTAACACAATCATAAACTAAATGAACGCTTGAAATGTTGTCGTCAATATCTTCATCGTAAAAACAATCGCCAATTAGCTTAACCTTGTTAATTTGAAAGTTTAGCGGCGCACCAGCCTCAAAGTCTTTGCTTTTAGTACATGAAAATGTAACGCTAGTTTTGTTGTTTTTGGTTACGCAAAATTCGGCATCATGCCCAGCACGCAGCGCACTACTGCCACGAACGCGGTTTTTGTCACCTAATCCGCTATGATGAACCGTTAAAATAGCGCAATTGTATTTTTTAGATACCATTTCAACGCCTTTTAAGTATCGAGCAACATCTTCCGCGCTATTTTCATCGCCTATCATGTTTCTGTTTAAAGTGTCGATAACACAACAAACAGGCGTAATGCCATACATATCAACCATTGCGTCGATAGATGCTATAATTTCATTGATTTGAGCAATATCTAAAAAATCAGTGCTGCCATGACTAACCATTAGGTTGGTTGGGTTGGTTGGGTCTTCATATTTTTGCTCAATAGCTTGCTCTCGCATTGCTATACCGCGCTCGCCTTCGCCTTGTATGTAAAAAACTGCGCCTTGCTCTTTTACTTTGTGTCCGTGCCAATCTCTACCGTTTGCAATGCAGCACGCCCAATCAAGCGCAAACAAAGATTTACCCGCGCCACTTTCACCAAAAAGTAAGCATAAGCTGCCACGCTCAATAATCCCTTTAATTATCCATTGTGGCGGCTTTATGTTTGCTTTCATATCAGCAAGTGTGCGAAATAGATTTTTTTCAATTCCAACACCAAAAAACGATTTACACCCTTCAATGCCTAAATCATTAAAATCAGTTGGCTTTCCATTGATTATTTGCGGGAAAACAACCTTCGCGCCTTTGCACTCGTTGGCATATTTTAAACCCACACCATGCGCGTCATTATCAGCGCAAACCGTGACAACCCTACCCGCTTTCAACTTATCATAAACAACAGGCATATTTGAAGCACTAAACGCAACAATAACGCCCTTTCCAGTTGCGGAATTGATTGTTAATCCTGTTGCTAATCCTTCGCACAAATAGCAATCCGCGCCAATATCACCAACAACAAAAAAACCGCCTTTCATTTTGCCATCGGTTTTAAATTGCTTTTTTCCTTCACTGTCGATGTATTGCAATGATTGTATTTTTTCGCTGGATTCAAACACTGGAACAATCAAACGCCCATCCAAACCTACGCGCAAATTTTCACACGCGGAAACAGATTTATAATCTAAATATGCGTGTGATTCGCACACAGGCGCGTTTTGCCATTCTTCGAGTGATTCACTAGCTGCAAAGTTTTGGCGTTGCTCGCGCTCAAATTCAGCCTGTTGCATTGCCATTCTACGTTTAAACTCGAAAGCATCGCGCTCTTCACTGGACATTGATTCAAACTTTGATTTGTCGCTCCAAGTAAAGCGAGTACCTTCGCGCCAACAACCAAAACACGCGCCACTATCATCAAACACAACCAACCATCCATCTTTGTTGTGTGTTTTTCCATTGGTACTAAACCGTGTTATTTCGCCACTGGTAGAATCAGGTGGATTAAAACCAGCATCAAGCATTGCATCGTAAAGCCCCGCTGCAATCATAATGACTCCAAATAATCAGACAACTTCACTACGTCTTCATAATTAACATTGCGTTTTCTGCCATTCAACGTCATCCATAAGCGATTGTATTTAATGCCTGTCATATTACTCACGGCGATTAAATTCATTGGTTTCATGCGCTCTTTTATCTGTTCTAGTGTCAACATATCCAAATCTCCTTAGTTAATTTTGGTAGGCGCATAATATAGTAATTTTTAGAAAATAAAAATATATTTTTAAAATCTAAAAATAATTATGTACTTTTCTATTTTTGAGCGTATAATTTTTAACCGTAGCCAGTGAGCTGCACAACTTAACCAATCGGAGATTCAAAAATGTATTCACAAGATATTTTAGATTTAGCCCAATCAATGGGCGTATCACCAGCAGATGTTTTAATGTTTGCTCAAAGCGTTGCGAATTCAATGCAACAAGACAAAATGCAAGATTCAAAAGATGTTGAAACTGTTTTGGCTTACGCACAACACTCAGTAAGAAAATACCGCGATTTTTCAAACCGCTACTTTTCAAATCCTAACGCGGCAAAAGCGTTTCAAATGTCAGTTTTTGGAGCTTAATCATGTTAAACACAATCACAAAACCAGTTGACAAGTTCAAACTGTTCACAATCTATGGCGGCGCAGGTATTGGCAAAACAAACCTTGCGGCGACATTTCCAAAACCTATCTTTATTCGTTTTGAGGATGGCATGCAATCCATTCCAAACGA